CACAACATCGGTTCGCGGTTTATAAAACCGCAAATCCTCACGCCCAACACACATGCTATAAAAGGACCCTACGGCCATACCCACCCGCTGGCCTTCCCCGTATAGACAAGGGATCCCTTGCCAAGGGCTTATAGCACGACGTCTACATCCGCGTATTTGTTCATCCACCTAATAAGCGGACTAAACTTCGTGCCAGCGATCCGGGCCCTCACCGCGGATATAACGAACCGTGCCACTATCGATTCAGGCTTACTCATGCATCTCTCCTATCAAAGGACATCGGCGACCCCATGCGTTAAAAGCGCTCTTTCACGGCGACCAAGTGCGCGGACCCGCACCAACGTCGATGTAAACCTATGCAAACACCAGTAATCATCTGTTCTCACGCTTTCTCCAGCCATGATCAATAAAGGACGCGCTTTTGACGCCGATTCTTACGCGCTCTAATCGCATAGATCATGCTAGAGCTCCAGTTGCTGATTGTGCCCCAGGGACCAATGCGTAGTATCATCAGCGTCATGCTGAAGCCGATGGCGGTCGATGTTCTGCTTCGTTTAGGGTTGGTAGTCATCGTCGTTCGATTCTCCGAGCACCATGCGGTCCATGAGATCCACCATATCGCGCATCGTAGCGCCGCTGTGAGGTTGAAACTTAGCGATACGAAGGGTTCGTGTCACCATTATGAAGCGCCGAAGCGACCAAAAGGGTCCAGTGCCATCATCAAACTTATTATGGATGCGCTTCCACGCGCCAATAACATCCATCATGTTAAGTAGTCCTAACTTTAACAAGCAAATATTCTTCTATGTCTTTTTTAAGTATATCGAGTGTTTCAGGGTTTGGATCTGATTTGTAGATAAGAGCTATTTCTCGAAGAAGACCAGGAACGCCAAGTGCTCGCCGTTCATCGCCGGCTTCATAACCGAGTATTTTGGCCGGCAACTTTACGACGGGTACGTCGTTTATCTTGGCCGTCATGGTTCGGTTGGCATCGGCGATGCGCGCGAGCTGAACATCGTTCAGGGGCATGATGGATTCTTGCTTGTGGCGGTTGCACGTGGTGCACAGTGGAACCCCGTTGTTTATAAACATGCCCAGCTCTCGGTCGCGCAGCACCAGGTTTCCGCCGTGTGACTTTGGTATCCAGAAGTGGTCCAGCTCGACGCCGTCGCGATCTTCCCCGCAGAGAGCACACCGGCAGTCGTAGATCCGCATCAGGGTCGGCCACCATTTAGTTTTGTAGAGTCTTTCGTCAGAGTTGCTGCGGGAATAGTCGCGCCGCTCGATCTCGTAGCGGTTGGGATCAGTGGAGGGGAGTGACTGGGATAGGGTGACCAAGTTTAGCTGGCGTTTAGTTTGTAAACTAAGTCGTGACACTTTAAATACTTAAAATTATTAGGTTAATAATAAAAACTAAAAACCGAAAAACCCCGCGGTCAAACGGGGGTGAGGAATAGCCTTCTCTCAGCCTCGCGTCGGCGAACGAGGCCCGGCAGTTCTTTTCCCTGGGCCTTGGTCCACTTGAGAAATTCGTCTGCGGCTTTGGTAAAGTTAGATTGATTTACTAATCGAAGTAGGGTGGAGTTTTTAAGATTACCAGCTCCAGCATTGTAGGCAAAACTAACTAATGCAGCAAATTGGTTGTCGTTGACCTCTACCTTAAGAAGCTTCGAAACCGCGTCGCAGAAGAGCGCTAAATCTTCAGATTTTCTTTGGTCGGCTTGCGCCTGGGTCCAGGTTGTGCTGGGGCCGATCTGCGTGGGCTTTCCTTGCGGATCCAAGTTGAACGTGTCTAAGCCAGTAGATCCCCAGCCAACGGTCCACGGCTCACCAGACAACTTTTCCCAGCCAAGACGTCTAGCGTTGGCCGATTTTCTTAGCTCATAGGCCAGGGGCGAAGCAGGATCAGGGTACGCCTTTAGTTGGCACCCCTCGAAAGACTTTATTAATGTTAGCCCGTTGTTGTTGATCAGTCTTTGCATGAGATACGTACCTCATTGTTTCATAGGCTGCCTCTCGAGTAGCAACACGCATGCGATGAAGACTAAAGATAAAGTATATCGTGTTTGATGTGCTTATGTCATACAAGCTAGTCATCCACTTCTTTCTTTGCATCTTTTATGGCACTTTCTATCGCGATCTCGATGAGTACAGATTGTGCAGCTTTTTTATACTTGTTTTTTACGTCTTGAAAATCGGGAGCAGCTATGGCTTCAAAGCAACTTAGCCATCCGTTTCCATCGGGTCGCTTTTTTAGTCTTGCAAGGGGGCATATAGAGCATGGATCGCTTGGTGTAACTAAAAGTTCACACTCACCGGTGTCGGCAATCTTCTGAAGTATCTCAACTGAATCCTTATCTTTGATCACCACTTTCTTCCAGTATAATTTATTAGAGACCTTAGGAGTATTGTATGACGGAGAAGATGTCAAAACCAAACCACGTGTTCACACCCGGACCGACGTCTACTCCATCGTTCTTTCCGCCCGCTCTTCCCGATCCCTCAATATATAAACAGAACTTTGATCAACTGCTAGTTGCACGCGGCATACGCTTCAGACATTACAAGAGCCTACCTTGCCCCAACGTCAAAGTCCTGGATAACAACTCTCACGACCCAGCGTGCGAACAATGCGACGGCTCAGGAATTATCTATTATGAACCCAAAGAAATCACTGGGATTATGACGTCGAACTCAGTAGAGAAGCAATTCGAATACCAGGGGGCTTGGGAAATTGGGAGCGCTATGGTCACGATGCCCTCTGAGTACGACGATGGCGAACAAGCCGATTTCACGCTCTACGACAAATTAGAAGTTCTAGACTATACTGTTAGACTTTGGGAACTTAAGGAATATGAACCTAGACCCGACAACCTCCAACAGCTTAGATATCCTATCGAAAAGGTTGGGTATTTGATTACTGCTACAGATAGTGAAGTGGTTGAGTTTGTTCAGGGAGTCGACTTTACGATAGATGACGGGCAAATCAAATGGGTCGCTGGGAAAACCCCCAACTACGACCACATTAGTGACATGGGGCAAACCTACTCGGTGTCTTACTGGGCACACCCAGTATATATCGTCCTACAGCCAATGCGCGAACTACGAGTTACGCAACAAATGATGCCAGATGGTACAAAGATGTCAGTGCGGCTTCCGCAGCAACTAGTTATAAAGAGAGACTTTTTGGTCAATAAGCCAGAGAAACTTGTAGCAGGTATCGGTAGTTAAGTTTTAGTCTATTATATAATGACCCTAAGAGGTTATGGTTTATGCCAGCTTTCGTGAGCAAGAAACAATATAGAATGATGATGGCCATTATCCACGGCAAGAAGGGAACGACTAGCCGTGGTGATTCTGGTCCACCAAAATCTATTGCGGAAAAATACTCCGGCGGCGATGGCAAGGACTTGCCTGAGTCAAAGGGCAAAGAGCATCGTGGCGGCAAGTGGGATGAAAAAGGTCACAAGCGCCACGCTGAAAAAAAGAATAAGAAACTACACAAGAGTCGCAAGGACGGCGGTGCTGCGGTTATCGTAGTGAACGACAACGGCCAACTCCTTATGGGTCGCCAGGTCAAAGACGGTTATAAATGGTCTTTTCCTGGTGGACACTTAAATGAAGGCGAGTCCCACAAGCAAGCTGCAGTTAGAGAGCTAGAAGAAGAAACTGGCGTTAAACTTAAAGAAGCAGACGTCGAACTTTTCCAAGAAGAAGATGATGAGTTTGTCTATATTGCAAGATTAAACCATACTCCGAGCTTCCATTCCACGAAGGAATTGACGGACGTTGGGTTTTACAGTATCGATGATATCGATTTAAACAGACTTCGCGATTGCTGCGTTGGATCGATGATGCACTACTTAAAGAGTAGACTGAAGAAAAGCAGCAAATCCATCAACGATCTGCTTAAGATTGAGCAACTAGAAACGCTGTCAAAGAACATCATACGGACTGGTCAAGTTGCTGATGCGGTGTACGAGTTCCGCCATGGCGATGCTCTTCGCCTAGTTGGAAACGGCGTCTTTAGGATCTTGAAGCGCGGCGTTGAAGGCATGGGCGACGACGATATCCGCGACATCCATTTCGGCAACTATATCCTGCATGTTAGAAAACACGCCAACGATATTTATTCTGGTCGCATCGACGATGGAATAAAGACCATACATCAGTTCGTCAACCGCTCACTTCCTACACTCACCGGCGATCTGATGAGCGTTTTTGAGTGGTACGACGACGAGAACGATAAAGACTCTAAGTTTGAGGTCCACGACGATACCAGTCTCGACGATCAAACCATTGAAGACGGTATCAGGAAGTTGGTGAACAACTACCGCTCGTACAATATCGCTGACATATACGATGAGATGGAATCGATCCGCGAAGAGATTCGCCACGGTAATGCAGTAGATCTCCAGCAAATTGAGCAGCGAGTGGTTAGCCTATTTGATAAGCTTGAAGAGCGCATGGAGATCTTCCGCGACAAGCATAATTCTCTTGCCTCTCGGGTGGGCGACGAGATCGACGAGATCGAGAGCAAACTCCTAAAACTTCAAAGCACAATCGACAAACTTTCTAAGAAACCTGCCAAAATAGAAGCTTTCTCTACCGATCCAGCCGATCCTCGTCAAGTCTTTTCTCAATATTACGAATATCTATCTAAGCCAAAAGTAATTATCAGCCCAACCGGCCACATAACAATTGACTTTGCTTCCGACTGGATGTCCGACGATCGCGAAAACTTCCTAAAAGATATGCGAGCTAAGGTAATCGACAAGAGCAAGAAATGATATCGCAAAAGTTAATGTCTCTTAGATATCGACTTCAGACTATGGGTCTAGATGCAAATCAGATAGATTCACTAGTAAACGAGGCGGCAGAAGAGATAAGATCTGCGACGCTTAGCATAGTTGAAAAAGCCGTATATGAGGCAGAGGACTACGGTTCATCCATCGGTGCAGAGGAGTTCTTGTCTCAGATAAAATTAGACCCCAGTTCGGGGTATGTAGAGATATCAACTGACTCTGGCAAAACAGATTTTAGTACACCACCTTTCCCAATGCTGCCGTGGCTTTTAAGTAAATCCAAGACTGCAAAGGACGGCAGTAGATATAGGATTATTCCGGTTGGTGGCGCATCTTCGACTGCAAAACCAACGCCTCCAGCAAAGGATATAGCATCTGGTCTTCAAGCTATGTCCACTGAAAATTCCTCAGTCTCTAGCATGGCAGAGAGTATGGCTGAGGCTTTTGGCCTTGGAGCTTCGTCAAGTATAACAGATCGACAGCGGCCAGTTTCATCCGAAAAGCCAGAGTTTAGGATTGCATCTAGCAAACAAGATTCTACTAGGCAATGGGTTGCTCCAGCAAGAAGCCTCGACATGACGGGCACCTTAATGACACTAAATGCTACTATAAGATCTGAGATAGATACCGAATGCGAGAAAATATTAAACAAATACGAGGCGGAGGCTAAAAAATGGCGTGGGTAATGCCAGAGGTTGCGGTTCAACGCCTTGTTCAATATGGCATTTATCAGCTCAGAAACGACAAGGCTGCATTTGATGAGATCTTTGCGTATCAAAGGTCGCATCCTCTTATTGCTGAGGCATATGGCGCTGAATATGTTGATAAAATATGGACATGGTTTACCACAGAAAGAATAAGAGTAGTTCAAGCTTGGATTCTTAGTCCGCAAACTGTTCCTTGCTTTAGCGTCCACCTGTCGAACGAAAACGAAGACGAATCCAAAGCAGCCATTGGTGACTTCTATGGCGATGGCGAGGATAGCGAGATCGGTATCGCGTCCATGAGCGTCTTGGTCGACATAGGAATACACGGCAGCAAAGCTGCCGACCAGGTCTTATGGATGTATTACATCCTTTCCTATATCATGTTTAAGTACAAAGCAATAGCAAGAAGTCTCGGCATTGAGATTCAAACTTATAGCGCATCAGATTGGCAAAAAGACGCATCTAAAATGCCAGAGAACATTTGGACAAGATGGTTAAGAATGAGATGCACTGTGTTTAATACTTGGAATGCCGATGCCTTTATTGAGGCTACAGATATAGAAACAAGCATCGAATTAGACAGATATGTTAACATAGACCCCAATAATAAATAGGAAAAGCCATGTCTAAGAGCAGTCAAAAAATCGATATGAAATCTATAAAAGAATACGAAAAGGCTCAAAGATCTTTAGTTAAAACGGAAATCACGCCCTCTGAAAACATTACGTTTGATCAGTGGTGGGCTGATAAATCTAATACCCTCAAACAGCCCCCGTATATGAAAGAAATTGTTAGAGCAGATTTTAAGGGCCGCGGTCTTGCCGATTCCCATTCCCCAGAAAAATGGGATTGGGCCGCTAAGCAATTTGGGTTAAGTATTTAATATAATTATTAAAACCCTAATTAATATAATTAAGGATTATTTTATATCAGATTTTTTGCTAGAAGACGCGGCTATTTTAGTGTAGAAGGCTCATTTCAAGCCTTATGCTAAGGTAAAATGGGATATGTTTTGCAGTGAGTATCCTCTTGTAAAGAAGAGCTTATTACAAAAACAAGACTTGAAAAAGCTTGGAATTATATAAAAGGAGCGACAATGGCAATCAACGTATCATTCAACGGTGCCACACTGTACAAGCCGGGTGCTTATTCGAAAACCACGATCGATTTATCGGGCAACGTCCCTCTGGGTCCAGCTGGTCTCATAGCCATCTTTGGCGAAGCTGACGCAGGCGAACCGGGTGCATCCGAAACCAACATTGCCGACAACTTCTTTACAGCTGATCGTTTGATCGAAGCTCGTGGTAAATATCGATCAGGCCCAATTGTCGACGCTCTTAACTTCTTGTTTTCTCCTGCATCTGATGGCGCAATCCCAAGCGGCGCCCAAACTGTGTGGGTTTATAAGACCAACGCCTCAGTGCGTGCAAGTCTTGCTCTTGCTGGTTCTTATGGAACTGTTCGAGCAAAAGAGTGGGGCGTCGGTGGAAATCAGATCTCCGTTAAGGTCCTTGCAACTGCAGAAACCGCTCCAGCAGTTACGGGAACCACGCCGCCGGGATATAGTGTGGCGTTAAATGGTGCCTCCTTTTCCGTTAGAATGAACGGTGGGACAGCTGCCGTAGTTACATTGAGCTCTACTTCCACCGATCACGATGATTTGGCAGAACTTGTTACTGAATTAAATGGTCTGCTTCCATCTGGTTTAACCGCTTCTGCATCTGGAACATCTGTTAAGCTTGAGATGGATGCCGCCCCTTCTCAATACCAAGAAGGATGGGGACGTTCTTTTGAACTCGTCGACTCAACTCCTGGCGATCTCGCCAAGCTTGGTCTTATTGCCGGCGTGTCTGTTTCAGCAGCTGAACCTAGTTGCACGATTTCGTTGAATCAAAAACGAGATCTTCTCGTTGAAGAAGACACCGTCGGCGGACATGTTGTCCTTGAGATTGGTCGCGATAACACCGGCGGCGCAACATCTGCCTCTGTTTCTGTTAGCGATAGTAAAGTTACTCTTACTGCCTCTACTGGCACTATTGAATTCGATAAAGCTGCATTTGTTACGATTAAGCAGCTTGCAGAGTCCATCTCCCTCCAACCAGGCTGGAGTGCTGCTGTTAGTAGTCCAGTTTACAACCAACTTGGTCTTGATGCACTTGATCTCGTGTCGAGCGTTGGTGCCTTTGGTGCAACAGGTGTGAAAGCTGCGCGCCTTAAAAAAGACGCTATGGAGGTTCAAGATCTTTTTGAGCAGTCCAATATCGCCGGCCTTGTCGCCCCGGCAACAAAGGGTCTTCCTGCCGCTCTAAGCGAAACGCTTTTGGCGGGTGGCGCAAAGGGTGGCACTCTGACATCTGATATCGTAAGTGCTCTCTCTAAATTTGAGAAGTTCCACGTTAACTCTGTGGTTCCACTATTTTCTAGAAACGCAACCGCCGACATCGCTGACAACCTCACCGATCCTTCCTCCACCTACACGATTGACGGTATCCATCAAGCAGTTAAGACACATCTCAGCTTGATGAAAACCACCAAGAAGAAAAGTGAACGCCAAGGATATCTGTCTGCTAAAGCTTCGTACAGCAGCTGTAAAGATAAAGCAGGCAATATGGCCGATGCTCGCGTTCAGATGGTTATCCAAGATATCCGTCAAATCAACGCACAAGGCGCCATCAAATGGTTTCAGCCATGGGCATTGGCATGCTTACTTGCTGGCTCGCGCGGCGGATCGCCGATCGGTCTTCCTTTAACCTTCAAGTTCATGAACTGCTCTGGTATCCGCCAAACCGCACAACCAATGAACACTCCTGAAGCCGATATCGTGGTTGACTTCGATCCAGATACGCAGTATGATGACGCAATCCAGTCTGGCATCACTTTCTTGGAAGCTCCGCGAACCGGTGGGTACCGCGTTGTAGTAGACAACACGACCTACGGCGTCGATGATAACTGGGTATACAACCGTGCAAACGTCATGTACGCTGCTGACGTTGTCGCTTACAACTTCCGCAACACCATGGAACTTCGTTACATCGGCGTTAAAAATACACTGCGAGCATCTGAAGTCCAATCTACTGCTGAGTCTGTTCTGGCCACGTTCTTGTCTCAAGGAATCACGGTCAGTACGGCAGATGCTCCGCAGGGCTTCAAGTCCTTGAGCGTTCGAATCGAAGGCAACACGATCTACATCTCGGTTACGATCAAGCTTGTAGAAGGGATCGATTTCGTCCTGGCCGACATTACTTTGCAACGCGCTAGCCAAACAGCTTAATCAAATCAAGTAATTAAATCAAAACCCTCTACCAAGTACAATGTTGGTAGAGGGTTTTTCTATGTACAAATGTCATCTCTGCGACCTACAAACCAAACAGCTCAACGGGCTCATGAGCCGACATTGGAAGACACATTGCTCCGCCGACTACACAAAAGAGCAATACAAAGCCGACGTTCTTGCCCATAACGGTCGCCCACTAAACAACTGCGAAGTGTGCGGCGAAAAAGTCCCAATCCCCAAAGGCGAAGCTGAACCACCCAGGTTCCACAAGAAATGCTACGTCAAAACCCTATCAGGACAGAATAATCCTAACTATAAGGGCGGTTTGGTTGATGTGGCGTGCTTGAATTGTGAAACGGCTTTTGAAAAGTATGAATCGCAATTAATTGGAAATAATAAATTTTGCTCTGTTAAGTGTTCAATGAACTGGTATGCGCAGCCAGAGAATAGAACGGAAAAACAAAAGGCGCACGATAAGATCTCTCCATCTATACTTGATGCAGCAAGACAAACTGATAAGTTTAAAATTGCTCACGCTAAAGCTTTAGCTAAGATGCAATCGGAAAAGACATCTAAGTTAGAGATCGAAGTCTTAAACAAGATCAAGCAAACCTATCCACTTGCTCATGGTCAAGTGGTGAAAGACTTTTATACGGTAGATATCTACATCCCAGAGATAGATACATATCTGGATGTGCATGGGAACTACTGGCACAATCAACAGAAACACTTGGCTAGCAACAACAGGAAGCGTAATTTCTTCAACAACAAGGCTCTAAGATACCTAGAGCTCTGGGGCAATGAAGTCGACTACTCGACAGATCTTGTTGCGTGGGCCAGCAAGAACCCGTTGATATACGTTTTGTGTGGACCTTCTGGTGCCGGCAAGACCTGGGCATCTAAACAGCTAAACAACTTCAACATCATAGACGTAGACATCCTTGGATTCGATAAGGCACTACAAGCAGCATCAGCGGCAAAAGATAAGAGCCTGGTCGTAATAAACACGCAGGCAACCAGATTCGTTAAGACCATGGCGCAGGAGGGCATAAGGTGCTTTACGGCCATCATAAACGAAGACGAGGGAACGATTAAGCACCGTTTGTCGTTGCGCGGTGGGGTGCTCACAGACGGTGTAAAAAGACGCATCAAGCGGTATGCAACCCTGAGCATGAGACTTCCGCAGTTTAATGGCACTCAGTCTGAAGTTATTGATTGGCTAAAATCGCAACTATAAGCTGTGTTAAGATTAAACACGGAGTTTCGAATGGAAGAAATCAAAATAAACTCTTTAGGTCAATGGCAGTTAGTTAAATCTGCTAAACCCAAATTCGATCCTAGGGCAGAATGGGCTTCACCAGGAGGCCAGGCTAGAACCGCATGGGTATCTGACGTAACCGATCCAGAAGAGGCACGGCAAGCTAAGGCACAGATTCCAAGAATGGAAGGCCCCGCAAGGACGCGTGCACTATCTAAACTAACTGCCGCAACTGAGCACCGCAGAAACCCCAACACCGGTAAGCTTGAGTTTTTGCTTCATCGCGGGATGTCGGTCGGTGAGGCTGATAAAAACGTAAAAGAATCAAGTACCCAATATCTACACGGAACGCAGACCTCCTGGACGCCTAAGTTAGATGTCGCCCATCGACAGGCTTACTACGAGGAACCTAGAGGTAAAGTCGTATCGGCTTGGGTTCCAGAAGACGCACTACACTCCTCCATGCGTCAGTATTCGGGCCCAACGTCCCGCATGAAAGCCCTAACTAGCAAAGAAGATGAATGGATCGTAAACCACTCCTCAACCCCGCACAGCATACACCAGGTAGTAGAAGCCCAAAATCCTAGAAAGATAGCAAAACCCTAATACCAAACATGGTAGTATATATTCATGGTGCGGTCGCATAGTGCGCTGCAACCCTAACGTATTTGGGCTCTAGGGTCCCTAGGAGATTTCATGGCAGGCGTAAAACCAGGATTAATTACAGGCAGTAACGCAAAGATTCAGTTTGGCGGCAAGACACTCGCGTATGCAACTGATATTCAATACTCAGTAGATACAGCAGTGATCCCTGTTGAAGTTATGGGTCACTTTGAAGTTATTGCAAACGAACCCATCGCGATCACCGTGAATGGTTCGTTTACAGTTGTTAGATATGCAAAGGGTGCAGCTATTGCTAGCCAAACGGATCCCAACAGCTCAACGCTTCCTGGTGCTTCTGCAGGCGGCAACGGCATCGGAAAGCTTGGTCAAGATCAAGCAGAGGCCTTTAATCCGGCTAAAATTTTGTTAACTAAAACAGTTGATGTCGCAATTTTTCAGAAAAAACCTAATGCAGCCGGAACAGAAGTTGATTCTAGCACTCAGGTCGTGAAGATCATTGACTGCAGACTTACGCGCATGAGCGGCAGCGTAAATAAACGCGGCGTGCTTACAGAGGCTTACGCATTTGTTGGTCGTTTATTGCAAGACGACGATCACACTGTTGGTGTTAGCACTGATACAGATTTAACCTAATAATTTGATGGTTGTATATGGCTAATGTTGCCCCATTTTTTGTCACAGGAGCTAATTGCAAGCTCAAAGTAAACGGGGTAACATTAGCTTTTGCAACTAATCTCTCTTACACAGTCTCTATCCCTCACGCAAGAGCTAAGATGTTGGGATCTTACGAAGCAAATTCGTTTGATCCGTTAAGCTATGACGTAAACGGCTCTTTTACAATTATTAGATACATCAGCGATTTAAAAGACAAACTTGAATCACTCGGTATCGCCTCGCCCGACGGAGTAGACAATCTTGGCAACGGCGTCGGCTCGTGGAGTAAAAATAAACAGCAAAACTCTATAGCATCTACGTTTGGCTATGGTGCAGATGGTAGAGCAGACAGATCGTTGACACCATCCGCGCTGCAAGATGCGGTTACTTTCGACATAGAGATCTATCAAAACTTACCCAACGGTGAGTCTTTTGGGGTTTCTAGATTAAGAAACGTACGCATAACTCAGATGGGGGCGCAACTCTCTAAACGCAGCAATATGATGCAGACGTTTCAATTCATAGCACAATTTCTGGATGAGGACAGCTTTATCGCTGATTCATCTAGTTTCACACAATAGGTGACATATGAAAAGAAGAGGTTTTGGAAGAAACGAAAGCGCACCTTCTTTTCAGGAAAACTTCGCGTCATCTTTTCAAACAATTTTTACCTTAAAGCCGCAGGCAAAGTACCTAACTGGTGCTAGAACAATACTTAGGGTAAACGGCAACATCGTCGCGTTCGCGTTTGGTGTCACCTGGAACGTCAGAACGGATGCAACGGAAATACAAACCATTGACGATCCGCTACCATGGGAAATTGCGCCCAAGCGAATAGAAGTGACGGGTACGCTTAGTTTGTTTCAACTTCCGGGTCAATCCCCTCAAGTATCTCGATTTCAAAGCGATCCGGCTTCATTCTTGATGAACAAATACATCTCAATTGAAGTCAAGGACTCAGCAACTGATGCGATCATATTTCGGGCCGGCACTGCGATGGTAACGGGTCAACAGGGCGAAATATCCTCTGAGCAGATGGGAAAAAACACCTTAACCTGGAGAGCGGTAGGTTGGCAAACGGAAAATCCACCCCAGCCCTTTTCTTCAGCCGATATGGAAAAAGACCCCAGCAATCCCAATGCAGGACTTTTATCAAAAACGGGTTCCTTTCTTAAGGGTAAGCTTGGTTTTTAAGTATAATTCAAGCAGAAGTTTAAGGAGTTACCATGGATCTGCCTAAAAAAGAAAGAACTTTTTCGTTTTCATATGTTGGCCAAGATAGCGGAATGACATATGAGGGTACGTTTACTATTAAGTGTAGACTTAATGTAGCTGAAAAATATCAATTAGAGCTTGAAAAAAGCCGTCTAATATCAGATATGGCAAACCCAACAAATGGATTGATGGGGATGGCTATTGCACTTAGCACCCTCAGAACAAAGATCTCTGATGGGCCAAACTGGTGGTCACAAGGCAAGGGTCTAAGTATTGAGGACGAAGATACGCTAGTTGCCTTGTTCGATAAAGTTGAAGAAGAATCTCTTCAGTGGCGAAAAGAACTTGATGAAAAAGCTAAGGCGGCCCAGAAAGAGTTGGGAAAATAGAGGCCGACTATACGTCGGCATTTGAAGCTATAGATACGATCGTAGAAAGAGCGGCCAGAGAAGATTTGGACTCGGAGGCTGCTCAACTACGATTTTTATCGTTCTGGTGGTCAAAAACATACTCTAGACCACTTAAAGACCCTTTGCTTAAAGAATACACCCTAGAAGAACTCTATTACGAATTTAGGCAGTTCTACGAAAGAGAGAAAGCCACCAAGGAGCGCGTTGAGCAAGAAGCTGATAATATAGAAAAAGCTAAAGAAGATGATGCTCTAGCTTGGGCTGAGGCTGAAGAGAAGAAAGAAGCGCAGCAATCTGGCGATCAGACTTTGCCACAGTGGCAACCAAATGAGCAAGATCGCGCCTGGATGGATGAGCAGCTAAAACAAGGCAAAGAGCTATACGGTGAAGATTTTGGCGAGGACATAGACGAGGATTTTTAGATGGCTGACGACAACAACTCACATTTAAATAGGAAACCAAATTCTTTAGATCGGATTGGGTCGTCTGAACCATTTAAATACAGTAGCGAACTAATTCTCAAGGAGCAGCGCGGTCGAATTGAGACCGTTGAGATGACAAGACTGCGACAAGAGATGCAGAGAGTTCAATCTGAATTAGATGCTATGCGTCGCAGGGTTTCTTACGGAAGAGGTAAGATTCCAACCGAGGCGCCATCTGAAGAACTCTTTAGATCGCTTGGCATGAGCGCAGAAACTGCCCGTGTAACAATGGCATCTTTACCGCCGCAAAACCTACCCGAAGCTGTTTATAGGCAATTTAAAGATTACGAAAAGCAAACACTTCAACAGATCTCTTCTCACCAAGAGAGATATGCTGAAATGCAACAAGCAAGAAAAGCGGTTGCAAGTAGACTTTTTCAACAGCACGTTATTAGCCAAGTCTCCCATCCTAGAGAGGGCATCACCAATATAAGACGCGGTGCTGATTTTGAAACCGGTGTAGAGAGATATGCTTCTATTGCATCATCAGAAGCTACTCTGATCAAAGGTTTGACACGAGCAACTCGCGCACGAGAATTGGCAGGAACAGCGCTGGCAGAGGCATCGGCGGATGTCGAAACACATGAGGGTAAGCAGAGATATACTAAACTCGAATCTGAATATAGAGAAAAACTAAAGAAAGAAGCTCAACTAGAATCCGCAATACAAACTCGAGAACGTCAGCAAGCCATCCTTAAAAAAGAAGTCGAATACGGTGAAAAGAGTGCACAAAGTATCGCACAGCGGCGAGGCGAAGAAGAGATAAGAGAGGGTGTTAAACGAGGTACTTATGGCAGCATAGGCGATATATCACAAAGACTCAAAACCTCTGAAGATGCATTCTTAAGCGCTTTAAGTAAGTTTAGAGAAGAGCTGGAAAAGACGAACACCGTAACTGAAAAAACTCGTGAAGAGTTTAAAAAAACAGATGAAGAGTATCAAAAACAAAGACAGATAATGAAACAAGCAGGCGGTGGTGGCGGTGGTGGCGGTGGTGGCGGTGGTGGCGGTGG